ATACCCGCGGATAAAACAGTAATGAGTACTGATATTAGTATGACTGAAGACAACTTTACATATAGAATAAATGACACTTTAAAAGAAACTCTAGACTCTTTCATTTTGAATTTGAATGAATCTGTTGCAAAAGCCCATCCAACTCTTGATGCCGGCCTACAACATACGTACAAATGCTCATTCTCGAAACCATTTTACGATTGGGCTGGTAATTCAAATATGATAGGTAAGATGTCTCATGGTTCCCAAAACATGGAAAAGGGAGAGAAGGAAAATACTGCTCAAAACGTTGGGCAAGTAATGCCCGCTAAAGATATATATGAAATATTATTAGAAATATGCATCAACGCAAAAACAATAAAAGACGAGTTGACTAAATCTAAAAGAGAAGCCAGTAAATTATTTAAAATTACTCCATGGTTAATTAGAAAAAAAGACGGATACAATCCAGTAAAAGGAACTTGGGCATATGAGATAGAGTATTTTATAAACTATGAGAAAGAACCAATAATTCAAAATATATCAGACCAATTTGACAAGGCATTACATGCTAGAGAAACAATTCAAGCATACTTTGATGACTTACATGTGGGCAAGAAATATGACTATTTGTTTACTGGAAAAAATGACCAGGTATTAAATTTTGACATTTCATTAGATGCGACACTAACAAAGGTATATAGTGTACCCTCAGATTATTATGCGTTAGACCATTTTTTGTCCAAAAACAATATAGAGGGCAAACTCATTTCTAAAGAAAAGCAAAAAGTTGTAGATAAAGCCGCCGCAGAGTATAAGGAATTAAATAAATGGAAAGGTATTGCGTCAACAGAATTAAAAAAACATAAAGACACTAGGGCTGAAATTAAGGCATCTTACAAACACGATTTGGTAAATGCATACGTCAAACAGATGGGTGGAATGTCTCCTCCTGAGATTGCTGAAATGTTTGGTGGCAAATCATTGGAATATATAATGACTCTCGTGGGTTTAGAAGAAGATGGTGATGTTTTTGGAGACTTAAAGTATTCTGAAATTAAAGAAAATATGAAAAAATATGATGACCAAGTAAAAAAGGCACTTGGTGGTTATTTAAAGTTATCCTCTCTAACTTCGAAATCCGAAGAATGGAAAGATAGAGTACTTTATGATGCATATGGCGGCGTATTTAGTGGAAAATTTAATAGGGCATATAGGGCAAGTAAAAATGTATATGATGATATTATCTTTAAAGACAAAGATAGAAAAAACATAACACTAATTGAAGAATTAGATAATGATATTGTATCTAAAATATCTAATGAAGAGTACAAAATTATACTTAAAGCACAGTCTGATAATCCTATTACATTTCAAAGACTGATACAAAACTTAGACGAAGACAAAAGTTACACAATAAAATCAACTAATCCTGAAAATCTTAATCTTGCTAGACAGAAATATTATGAGTCAAAACAATACAATATAAGTATGATGCGGGCAACTTTGGGTATTAAAGGTGATCCCTATTGGCTAGAAGGATATATGCCACCTGCTATAAAACTGGATGAATTTGGTATTAGTGGAGGCAGACCGGGTCTAAATGCAATGACAACAATAAACGGTGGTAATGGTTTAGTATTAGTAGCAAACGTATCTGATGGCGTTGATGTGAACGATAACATTCTTAAAAGAAATATCATCACAACTCTATATCAAGTAATCGCAATCACTAGTTCTTTTGCTGGTGGCTTGTTCACACAATCATTATCAATGATAAAAAAGCCAGAAGCAGAATGGCTTAATCCTGAACTTAATACTGAAATAGAAATACAAGAATTTGATTCAAATGTAAAATTAACAAATGGTCCAGTAATTGATGACCATCTTGATGTTGTTGCTCGTTATACTAATTTGGAAGATGAAACGACCATGGGAAAACCGGTACTAATTCCATCAGACGCACCAACTGGCACACAAGGAATAGTAACCCGTATGATTGATGACCATATAGAAGCGAATCTGGCTCATAATCTTGCACAGATAGTGGCATATTCTGGAAAAACACTAGGCGAAATATATAGCAATGTCACGAGAACACTTACAAAACCCATTAAGAAATTCTTTAATTCAACACTTGGTGAAAACGCATCCACATACAACACAGAGCATGAGGGAACCGCAGAAAATTATGTCGCCGCAGTAGCACAGCAAACAGCACCCAATCTTTCTTTTGAAGCAAATGCCCTCGACAGACAGAATCATGCGGCCGCATATCTTAATGAATATAGATTTATGGATAATCTTTGTAAACATCAAAAGGAAGGCGATAAGACAAGTTGTGAAGCAAAAGATAATGCTCAAAACGATATATTATCAGTATTTGTAGATGCAAATAATGATCCATTAACTGTAGCAGACCGAGGAGATCCAGCCGCCGCCGCATTAATCAATCAACAAGTAAACGATATGTTGGCGGCCAATCCAAATGTTACTGTTTCACCATATGAAGTAGCGGCGTGGCAACACGCCATTGGTTATGAACTAGATATTTGTCGACCTGGCACTGAGTCTTGCTTTACATCTGCTAATGACAAAAGATGGACTGAAGACCATATTAAATACAAAACTGGAGAAAGAACTCCAATAAAGATTATGGATGAACAGCAGAATTATGAAATACCGCCCGTGGATGTCAGCGGTCAAAGTGGCGCAATCAATGACAATAGAATATTGGATGGCAGTTTACCACTCAATGACGAAATAGTAGATGGTATATTGATAAATGAAAAACCTCTGCCTATTAAAACAATGGTAGAAATTAAAGAAGAGTATGAGGCGATATATGAAGATACTTCTGAAACTGCCGCTTGTGATGAGGCTTGTCGAACTAAAAAAGCAATCCTACTAACTAAAGATGTACAGGCTTTAGCCTATGCAGAGTATTACGCAGACGAGACAGTTGAAGAAATAGTAAAAAACGCAGAACCATTTGTCCCTCATGTAAAGAGAACACTAAAAGTTGTCAAAGTTCCTAAAAACACCTTGACTGACATTGAAATGAATGATATAAATATATTATCTGAAGAGATGAGCGGATTATTTCAAAACCATGAATTAACTCCTGCTGACCAAAACAAACAAATGGTATGGACAGACGAGGGATATAAATTATTAGAACGTGAGATAGAAACTAGTGACCTAAGTATTAGTGAAGTTGATAAGAGTACCCTACAAACGGCAATAGCAGACTCTGTGGCCGAAAGCGTACTGTTAGGTTCACTATCAGACAATGAGTATCTTGAAATTCAAGGATACGAAACAGGAATTAATACAGTTATTTTAGATGCCCAAGATGGACATCGTGGTGATTTAACAACGGCTGTTAATGTTGGACTTAATGAAGATGAACTAGCAATACTCAATGAACAGAGAACCGAAACAATTACAAATCTAAATCAATTTCATTGGGACACAGATGGCAGACGTATATTTGAAGAGGAATTAGATTCAATTGATGTCACGATTGCTAAAAATACGTTAAGTCAATTTGATGAACATATGACTGCTGTAGCATCAATATGTTCTGGCTCGACTTGTGAATATGTTCCAATATATAATCCAACTAAAAAGGATGACCATACTACGGCTATAATCAAAAATGCAGATGAACAGTTTGATGTTGTGTTAGCAGGAGTAGACAACGCATATGCAGGGGTAACAACTCAAAATAATATAGACCAATTAACACAGGCTAGAAATGTATACTATGCATTGACAAGTACGGCTTCTGGTAATATGACAACAGTAGAAGATGATTGGGGATTAGAAATTGAGGTGAAAGACTTTTCTAATATTAGCCCAATAATCTACACCGATGCAAATGGTGTTACACAAACTATTGCTAATCCAAGTAACGAATTTCAAATCCATACAACGTCTTATTCTGATATAGTACCAGGATATAAACAAGATTATAAATTGTTAAGAGAGAAAGTAGCAGATTTGTTTCCTAATATAGAAGTGATATCAAACATTGACCTGAATGGAATAGCACTAACACTAAGTACACTTAAAGATGACACGGGAATGATAATAATGCAAGGTACTGCGTTTTATATTAATCCATAACAAGAGAACACATTATGAAATCAACATCAAGATTAGTAAGAGTAATTAAAAAAGAAGCAGATGCTACCAAATCTCCTATTTCTAAGGCAATAGGCAAAGGAATATATAAAGCAATAACTGTTCTTAATAATCCAAGAACTGGAAAAAAGTGGGTTGACCCTACTGGTCGTGGTAGACTAGCGGCATATATTCCAGCATTGGGCGGTGATGTTTTTGACCCTTACTTTTTTGAATATGCTAGTCCATATGGCGGCACGAAGGCAGGAAGTCAATATGGATTTTTTGGTGTTCCAGTTGATGACAACGTTACTATTCTTGTCTTCTTTGCTGATAACGGAAACGAAGGATACTGGTTCTCAGTTGCCCAAGAGATTCCAGATATAGTAAGTGGCGGTACATCAGGTAAAGCGAAAGTAGATAATACAGGTCAAGGCGAGGGGGTGTTTGCCGAAGTTGCATCTTCCAAAGTAACATCCGAAACCCGTGGAGATGCGAAAGAAACTACAGAAGAAGAACGAGAAAATAGTTCAAAAAATAAAATTTTAGCAGACCAAGGAACATATAGTGATTTTTTAAGAGGCACATCTACATCTTCTCCTCGAAGAGATGCGGGATATACAATACCACAAGAAAATAAAGTTACTGGATTTAAAACACCAGGTGGTTCTTCAATTGTAATGGATGACGGAAGTGTCGCAGACGATGGCACACTTCATCCTGAACAAATAAGAATAACAACGGTGTCGGGTGCAAGTATTATTTTAGATGGATCTAACGATTTTATTTACGCAGTAAACAGTAGTGGTTCTGGATGGGTAGAAATCGGAGCAAATGGTGAAGTTATGGTATACGCTGAAGGTTCGTTGAGTATGAGAACAGAAAAAGATTTCAATCTTCGAGCAGACAAGAATATTAATTTAGAAGCAGGTGAAAATATTCACATGCATAGTTTCGGTAATACTAAAATTAATACAGATAACGAATTGCATTTACGAAGTAAAGGAAATCAGTTTTTACAAAGTGAAGCAGGAATGAATATTAATGTTGGAGTTAATTGTGTAGTAACTACTGGTAGTAAGTTACACTTGAATGGTCCTCTAGCACCGGAATCAGAACTTATTCTAGTTGGCTCTATGGATGATATGGAAGATTTAGCATGTACTAAACTTGAAGGTACTATTGTATCTGAAATGCCAACACATGAGCCGTATATTAGACCACATGCTAAAAAATTATCTACAAGTGCTTTTGCAATAGAGGCCGCTAGTGATAACGGCTTAGCAAAAGCAGGAATGCCCAGAAGTTCTTCTGGAAACCCACATCGATAGGAATATTAAACTATGATATATGATAAACGAAAAGGCTCACTACTAAATTATATACAAGTGCCATTGCATGTTATAACTTCATCTGGTACATTTCTAGGAACGGGATATGATGCAAATGATAATCCAACATATATACTTTCCCATGTAAGAGTAGACCTTGAAAATGTAAATGATTTAACATTCTCGTCAAAGAGCAAAGATGCTATAATACTAGACAATAAGCCAACACTTACTGTTGAAGATAATCTAGTGGGTTATAATTATAAGATATCAGATACTGAGGTGAATTATGGATATATCACGGTTTCATCTACACGCATAGATATTACGTCTAATAAGATAACAAAAGGAATGGCAGAATTTATTTTAGAAAAACAATTACGAAACATTGGTAACGTATTAGAGAAGTTTATTAAAGTAAAAATAGCACAACCACACTATGATGCACTATTATATCACTTCTTCAATGAAGGAGTTGATACCATAGAAAATAGTTCGATTGTTGCACTTATAAATTCAGGAGACTGGTATTCAATAACAGATGAAATTCAAAAAGATATAATGAAGAACGGCAAAGTTGATGACAAATTGGCCCAACAAAAAAGAAAAACCGCTAAGATGTTCAGTTTCGTGCCTGGATTTTCTTAACGACTTTCTAAGATTTTATCTGCTAAACCAAATGCAATAGTTTCTGTTGCATCCATAAAGTTATCACGTTCCATCGCCTCTGTCAACTCATCGAATTTCTTTCCAGCAGTATTGTGTTTTACGTAGATTTCAGTTAATCTTTTCTTCATTTTCATAATCTCATCAACGTGAATCTTCATATCAGTTGCTGTTCCACCAGCACCACCACTTGGTTGATGAATCATTGTTCTGCTATTCGGTAACACGTGTCGTTTTCCTTTAGCACCAGCCTGAGCCAGTAATGAACCCATTGAACATGCTTGTCCCATTACTGTGGTTGCTACTGGAGAAGAGATAAACTGCATTGTGTCGTATATCGCCATGCCCGATGTTACTGAGCCACCAGCGGAATTGACATAAAAATGAATATCCTTATCTGGATTCTCTGCTTCTAAAAATAATAATTGGGCACATATTAAATCTGCCTGATAGTCATTGATATCATTAGTCAAAAATATCACTCGTTCCTTTAATAAACGAGAAAAAATATCGTAACTTCGTTCTCCGTTTGCTGTTTGGTCAACGACCATTGGTATTAATGTTGGCATAGGGTATTGTCCTTTTTATTGTGAGTACTAGTGTTATTTATATACTATGATAACATTATTATTCCAGTTTGTCAATTAAAAACTACGAATATTAAGTGGAGATAAATACATTTAAGAAATAAACTACAGAGAAAATAAAGTTATGCCACTATTCACAGGTTTTAGTACAAAAAACAGAAAAGCAATAAATCATCAGTTAAATGACAAAGATTTAGTGCTTGAAGACCTTATGAATCATATCATGACCCGAAAAGGAGAACGAGTAATGTTGCCTACATTTGGGTCAATTATTCATGATATGTTATTTGAGCCGCTAACTGAAGAAACAACTGAGTTGATTGAAGAAGATTTAACAGATATTGTAAACGATGATCCGAGATGTAACTTCGTCAGTATTGAAGTCACAGACTCTGACCATACAATAAACGCTTTATTAAGACTTGAAATACTGCCAACGAATGAACCAGTAGAATTGAGTATAGATTTAGATAGAGAATAATAGAGGGAATAACATGAGCCAAGAACGTACAGACAATTTATTCGCAAGTGAGAGTTGGACAGCAGTATATACTGCATTCACTAATGTTAGTCTTAAAGCATATGACTTTGACACAATTAGAGAAGCCTTACTAGCATACACAGCCCAAACTTATCCTGATAAATTTAATGACTTCATCGCAAGTTCAGAATTTATCGCAATTTTAGATTTAGTTTCATATCTAGGACACAGTTTATCATATCGTTTGGATATGAATACCAGAGAGAACTTCATGGATACTGCTGAACGTAGAGCAAGTATTCTACAAATGGCAAAAACATTAGGTTATAATAAAACTAGACCAATTAACGCAAAAGGCTTTATGAAGATTACTAGTTTAACAACTACCGAAAATGTGTATGACAATCTTGGTGTTACTCTTGCAGGTAAGACTATCAATTGGAACGATAGTAATGATATAGATTGGTATGAGAACTTTATCAGTGTTTTAAATTCTGCCTTTTCTAGCACTACTAAAATTCAGAATCCTACATCTACATTAACAGTTGCAGATGTCGAGCATTCTTTGTATGAAATAAACGAAGACACTACATCTAAAAGTATTAACTATCCGTTTTCTGCTACTGTTAGTGGAAAAAGTAGAAATTTTGAAGCAGTTCGTGTATTACTAGACACGATTAATACAAGAGTATATGAAGACGAGCCAAAGATAGGCAACAACTTTACGATTATTAATCGAAATGACAATCTAGGTTCTGCTAGTGATAGAACTGGATTCTTTGTTTACGCAGTCGGAGGTATATTAGAATCTCAAGATTTTTCTTACAGTACTAAAATTTCAAATAGAACACAATCAATAGATAAAATTAATATATCTAATTCTGATGTGTGGGTTCAGAAGATAGACTCAGCAAGGGATTACGTATCAAGTGTAACAAAAGTAGATAATGACACCAGAGAAACAGCAATTTATAATAGTTTACGAACTGGTTCTGGAGATATTGTAAGTATAAATTCTGCTGACAATAACGCAATTACACTACATTATCCAGATGGTGTGTTTGGTAATGCGGCATATGGCAACTACAGAACATGGTATAGAATAGCCGATAATGATAATTTTTCTGTAAATGCCAACGATATCACTAATACAACTATAACAATTCCTTATACAGGCAGTGACAGTAAAACATATAGATTATCATTAACAATCACGAGTACAAAAGATTTCAGTGAAAACTTCTCAGGTGAAACATATGCAAGTGTGCGTAGAATTGCTCCAAGAAGTTATTACTCACAAGACCGAATGGTCAACGCACAAGATTATAACGTATATCCTCTCACTCTTGGAAGTAATGTTGTTAATAAAGTTAAAGCAGTAAACACTTCTTTCGCTGGAAACTCTCGTTTCTTTGAGATGGATGATGTAATAGGACATCACTCTAATTTGAGTATAACAGGATCAGATGGTAGTATATTTGTTGAAGACGAACCAATATCGATATCACTAAGTTATAATAAAGCCAAAGGAAACAGTGATAACTTTATAAGAAACGAAATAGCAAATGCAGTAAAACATCCAAGTCTTTTAAATAAATTTCTTCATACGTATAAAGGTGATGCTAGTGTAGTCATTGCACAAACAGGAATAGCCTACACAGTTGAAACATTAGATGGAATGAAAATTACAACATCTTCAGCACCATCAGATGGTATTTTTGTAGGAGACACTGTTGAATTATTGACTACAACTGGAACGACTATTTGGGCAGATGTCAAAGCAGTATCATCAACAACACTTACATTAAATAAGTACATTCCTGAAGCAGGAGACCTAAAAACAATAGTAAGAGGATTTAGAACTAGATTTACAGATGCTGAAAAATTATTAATTAAAAACAAAGTTGATCCAGACGCCCAAACGTTTACATTAAAATATGCGTTAGTATCGGGTCAAACAAATCAATGGTCATGGCAAATACATGCGTCAGGTACACCAACAGAAGTTCATGCTGTATTCACTTATGATTCTGGTATTAGAGAGACTGATGCAGAATATACTGCCACATTTACTGGTAAAAAAATAGCATTTGAAAGTAGAGAACAAGTAAAGTTTTATTATGGCAACACTACAGATGTAATTGACAATGAAACGAATTTATCTCAACGAGATGCAATATTTCTCAATTACTTGTCACCAGATGCTACCACTTCAACGGGTACTGCATTTTCGGTAAGTGATGAAACAGTTAACATAGGTCAAGTTCCAGTGTCATCAGTACTAACTGATGGTGGTACAGGAGCAACATTTGATGCTATATTTCAATATAGTGGTGCACCAGAAACTTACGAATTTACTGAAAGTAACGCAGTTACTGGAACGAGTTATACTCATTATCTAGTATCACCAGATGGTATAGAAATTCCATTGGCTACTAGTAATATTTTATCACCAGCATCCCCTAATAACATTATAGGAACAACTCCAACTTGGACTCTTGGACTAGGAATAACTGATTTAGCAGACATACAAAATTTATCAACATCTGTACAGCAAGATGTTCCTGCAAGTGCATCAACTGATACTAACTTATCGGTTCAAGCAGTTGGATTTGATGACGGATATACTGGTAATGTTGGTGATTCAGAAAACGCAAACACAGTCAAATCAACTCAGAACATATTAGATTTAGGTTTTAAAGGAAAAGTATCATTATCTTATTTTAATACAGCCGCTACCACTAGTAATTTTGTTTGGCGTGATGAATCTGATAATTTTGAATCAAATGACTTCACTACTGTATATGAGTCTACTCCAGATGAATATACCTTTACTATATCTACTACAGACTCAGCAACTATTAACGAACTCGATAATGATATTTTCTTCAAACAATATGCTTACGGAGAATTTACAATAACAAATACGACTGGTACTGATCCACTTACTACTAGTAACATAGTACTTCGAGATAGTAACGGTGTAGTACTTGATAACGAACACGTAACTGTTACTAACACCACAGGCACTACGTACAAAATTGTTTTTTGGACATATGCTGTAACTGTTGGCGAACTTATTGACGTATTTCTTGGTAATGCACCAACATTAACAGACCTTGCAACTTATTCAGTGAGAGTTAAAGCAACGTTTGATATTACTAATAGTACTCAAAATACAACTATCACGTATAAAACATTAGCATCATACATATATGATGACTACATAACATCTGCGGGATATATAGATAATACAAAAGTTAAATTATTGACTTCAGA